GCCGGCCCCGTAGGCGTTGTAGCTGATGTACCAGGTGCCATCTCCCAGGTAGGCCAGCTCGCCCTTCGCGCTGATATTGCTATCCGTGGCGAGAAGGACCTTGATCGGCTCCGATGACCAGCTGACACCGTCCTGGGAGTAATGGACGTACATATCGGTGTTGCCGCTAGCGGTGTTTTCGGTCTCGAACGCACACACGACAAACCCGCCATCAGGATGGTATCCAACGTCCCAGATCCGCACGTCGACCGGGAACGTGAGTTCGACTATGGGTAGATTGGCGAAGGTGTCATTGAGGTCGGCGCCGGAGCCGAACTGCTTTATTTCCAGGTCTGTGCCGTTTCCGGCCGTTTGCCCGTACCCTGCAGGCATAAACCACCGGTCGCCGTTTGACGGGGAGAATCGCGCGTCATCAGCGACCGGCCAGGAGAGTGTCGGCCTGGTAAAGCCGCTGAGGTCTTTCGCCGCAACGAGAAACCTTCTGCTCGTGCCGAGCAGGTTCTCGGTAATGTAGTAGTTTTCACCCAACTCCTGACTCTGGAAGTAGGTAGATCTCGGCAGGCCGGTGAGCTTGCTGGGGCTGTCTCCAAGGGGGCCGGCCTTGTACACATTGTTGTTGTTTGTTGAGTCGCTCTGAGCCAGCGTGGTGTAAAGGTTCTCGCCATCCCAGATGAACGACCGCCCCAGCTCCGGGTCGCTTGGGTCGTAGTCATCCAGAACCATCTCAGTCCAGGTGTCGCCGTCGTCATCAGAGTAGAAGAAAACGGTAGGTGTCGAACTGCTTCGATAGGCCTGCGCATACCAGGCATCGCTTACAGCGTCGTAATAGACCGCGGAGATGCCGTAGGCGGTAGCGTCAGGGCTCAGCGCAGCACCAATTCCGTTGGTCTTATCCTCCCAGGTTTCGCCGCCATCGAGAGTGACTGCTATGGCTATCTCGCTTGCCAGGTTCTTGAACCACATGGCCTTCAGGCCAACGCCATCAGCGACGATGCCGCCACGAGTAAGAGAGCTTCTATCGGAACCAAGGTCGAGCGCAGTGTTCACCTCGTTGAGGGGCTGTACTGCCGGCGCCTCCGGCACGGTGACGGAAACCCCTTCCGCCTGCGCCAGGTAGTTATGGTTGTAGAGCCCCCACGTCACCCGGCATCTCCCACCACCTGGAACTCGTTGGTCGCGATCTTGATCAGGGACAGCGATGCGTACTGCACCCGGGTCTTGAGTGTAGTCGGGTGGCGGATGGTCACGCCGGACCCAGGCGAGATCGTCACCTGGCCGGCGCCAGCCTGATAGATGTGCGTGATGAAGCCGATCGGCAGGTTCGTTGTAGACTCTGGCGGCACGGTGACTGTGATGGCTGCTGCGTTGGTGCAGCGGATCAGCTTCAGCTCATCACTGGCAACGACCGTGTAGGCGGTGCCGGTCTGGTTATTGATCCCCGGGCGCACGGCCGCCTGGGTCTGCTCCGATGTGGCGCCAACCATGACCCACCGATCCTCATCCTCATCGTATATGATCATGGTGGGGACCCCGGCCAGGAGGTCGCCTGCCTGCAGCGGGCTGCCGTCGTTCCTGACGATCTCCTTATTGCCTGAGCTGTTGACGTCGATGACCGCAGCGCCGATGTTGTCGGTCAGGGGCCTGAAGGTGGTCAGCTGGTAGTCGACCAGCGTGTCTTCCCCGCCGTTGTCGACCACATAGTTGTTCGCTGTGCCGGTGTCGTCAGCGCCGATGTTCGCACCTACCTTCAGGTCGCCCGGGTTGGATAGTTTATCGAAGGCCTCCTCGATGGCCTTCAGCTCGTCGTCGAAGAAGCCCGACAGGACCGTCTCGCCGGGGACCAGGTCGCTGGTGTAGGTGTAATATTCGTTGGCCATGATTACCTCGACTTCCTGCGCGGGCTGAAGTGCAGCACTATACCCTGCATGACAAAGGGATCAGCTGTCGCTGAGCTGTGGACGAATGCCAGACTGATGTTGTTGCCGGTGCCGAGCAGCTCGATGCGCGCGTTGTTGAACTGCTGGGCGTCCCAGTAGATCTCGTCCCAGTTATCCTGATCGTAGAAGCCACCGCCACCCAGGACTGACGGCTCCCACGACCGAGGCCCGGTCTCGCCGTTGGAGTAGGACAGCTCCTGGCCAACGCGCAGCGTGAGCCGCCGCTCTGCCTCCAGCTCCAGCTCTGCCAGGTGGTAGCGCTTGCGGCTGGCCGGATCCCCCTGGTGGCTGTACGGAAGCCTGGCGAACGACTCCATGCTGGCGCCATCGAAGTTCTGGCCAACCTCAGCCCGGTACACGTAGCCGCTGCTTCCGCCGAACAGATAGCGCGGCTCACCGACAGTGTTCTCGCACCAGTACGCGCAGCTTACGCTGGTGGGTAGCTTTAGGGTGCCGAACTCCGGCATACCGCGGGGCTTGATCTTGGCGACCAGCGCGGTTCCGTCGGTGAACATGACGCGGTACTGGTTGGTCTCGCGGATCATCATGACGCCAGCAATGCGCTCCCTGGCCTTTTCCAGGTAGGGCTGCACCATTCCGGATATGGTGGAGTCGGCGAAGTCACCAAACTGGTCCACCCGGCGCAGGTCAGTCATGCCGGAGTCGTCGATGGTGTACTGCGTGGACAGCTGCCCCTGGGAGTACAGGATGGCGCCTGACCGCAGGGAGATGACGCGCTTCACGTACCCTGCGTCTGCGATGTAGAAGCCGTGCGTGGAGCGGCGAGTGTAGGTCACCAGGACCTGGCCGGGCGAAGCCACCAGGCCGGTGATCTCGTCACCCAGGCCAAACTCAGCGGCGCCCAGGAAGCCGTTGAATGTCAGCGGCGCGCCAACGACACTCTGCTGCAGGGAGCCACCCGGGAAAGCAAGCCACAGCCTGCCGTCGAACACCTCGAGATAGAACGGGTTGTTCTCTTCCGGGGCGTCACCGAGAGACAAGTCGAGCAGGATCGGCGTGACGACGTCATCCTCATCGATCTCGATCGCAGGACCCACGCCACCGCATGCGTACACGCGAACAGTCCCGGACCCGGCCAGGAAGTTGTAGGTCTTGAACACGTAGCGACCGCCGACAGGCAGCGCATACACCTCCGGGGTGTCGATGATGTCCGCCACCGGTGAGCCGCCAATGTTGATGGTCTCGTCCGCCGTGAAGGTCCCGCTGACCCCGGTTAGTGCCAGGTATCCGGCGGCGTCGCTGGTCCCGGGGGCTCCGGAGTGGATAACCACGCGATGCACAGTAGCCGTAGCACTGGAGGTCGCACCCGTGATGGTGTCGCCCTCGTTGATGATCTCTGATCCCGTGCCGTAATACACGGTCGTAGCCATCGTGAGCTGGCTGTCATCCCACCCTGACGATGTTGCCTTGTGGATGACGCCAGCGGTCTCGCCAACATTGTCCCGAATGGCATAGATCCGTTCCTCTACCTGCCAGCAGCCGCGTATGTCGTTGATGCCTGGCACCTGCTGGATGTCGCCGCGGTAGACCTCCTGGGCACCGTACCGGAATGCCTCAAACTGCTCGACGCCTGATGCACCCCTGTCCTGCACTGAGGCGATGGTGGCGGTGGCGGTGTCGATGTCCTCGTCTTCCTGGAAGGTCCCGGACACCTGGGTCACCGCAATGCAGTTGCCGTCGATCGCCGCGATGGTGCCGGTGGCGCCGGACGTGTCGCCGGTGATCTCGTCGTCGACCGCGTACTCACCGATGTCATCCAGGCAGAGCTTCAACCACTCGGCCTTGTGGGGCTCAGGCCTTCCGTCCAGGCGCTCGTAGCCACGGATCCTGCGGTAGCCACCGTTTATCCATGGCTCGAAGTTGTTGCCCGCGATCAGCTGACCTGGCGGCATCTGGATGGCTGGTGACACCAGGTTCAGGCCGCCACCGAATGGCCAATATGTGGTCTGCCTGCTCATTCGGTGTACATATCCAGCACGTTGCCCTCCGCGATGCGGTGAGCGCGGCGCTCGCCAGGCAGCTGTGTGGCCTCCATGGCAGCGACCCAGTTGCCCATCATGGTCTGGCCCTTCTGCATGATCTCCGGCGCATTCTCCAGCTCGGCATACAGCATCAGCGCCTTACCAACGATTGCCTCGCGGTAGGCCGCCGGGATGATGCTCTGGGCCTCAGGGTCTTCGATATCCATCGCCGCGGGCTGACGATAGAAGCTGTAGCGGATGTCGTACGCGGCGTCTGGCTTTCCCTCAAGGTAGAAGGTGCCGTTGGGCAGCATGATGACGCGGTAGGGCTGGCCGGGAGTGTCGTTCCTGGGCACGTGCCGGACATCGATGTGATCGACCAGCTCGAGCTGCACGTCGCCGATGAAGAACGTATCGCGCTCAGGCTCACCGAGGCCGTATGGCGGGGCGTATACACTGACCCCGGCCAGGGTGTTGATCGTGTCCTGGACCCACAGGTAACCCCAGTCGGTGTGCAGCGACTGGATGAAGAGATCCGCAGACCAGACCCACTCAACGAGGCGCTGTTGCTCGCCCCTGAGACCTGTCACGGCCTCCGGCATCCGGCCTCCTGAACCCGACTCGCGCCAGGTCTTCTGAACGAGCGCAAGCAGGTTCATGGGGGATTACTCCGGTGCTTTTACGGACCGGTGTCCGGCGTCGTAATATTGGCCGTCCTGCAGGAAGCGAGCTGGACCCACACCGCCACGGATGACCGCATGGTCAGCCTTGGGATTGAACTCCTTCTTCGCCTTGGCAGCCGGCTTCTTGGCCTGGGACTTCTTTTCGGCCGCCTCTTTCTCGGCCGCAGCCTTGTCGTCGGCTTCCTTCTTCGCGGCGTCTTCCGCAGCCAGGCGCTTGTCCTCGGCTTCGGTTTCCTTGGCGACGCGCTCGTCTTCAGCGGTCGTGCTCGGATCTTTCGGTTTTTCCGTCATGGTTCAGTCCTCAGAAAAAGTCTATACCCATGGGGCCGAACAGCTCCTCCATGCGCTTCTCCCGCTCGTCGCGCCCATCCTTGTCCAGGAAGGTCCGATACGGCGGCTTGTGCCTGGTGGCCTCGACGCGGGACGACAGCCCCTCTTCCAGGCTTCCAGATCCCTCCCTGCGCTCCTGGAGGTTGCGCTCCTTGGCGGGCAGGTAATCTCGATGGTTGTTCATGTGTACCTCCGAAAATCGGCGGCCCCCCGAAGAGGCCACCGGATCATCTCATGCAGACACAGTCAGATCAGGGCTTGGGCGTATGCACCTTGCGGCTGATCATGCCGTTGTCATGCCGTGGGCGGCCCACGTTGCTTTCCGGAGGGTTGCACTCAGCCGGGTTGAACTTCTCCCGCTTAGTGACGCCTTCCTTCAGGCCGCCGCCCTTGCCGCCTTTCTCGCTCTTGTAGCTTTTCATCGTCGTCCTCCTCAGAACCACGCGATGATAAGGGTCAGGCCTGCAGCGCCAGCGGTTGCTTCACCGCCAGTTGAAAGCTCGACCACGCTATCAGCGGGGATCAGGTTGTCGTCGTCAGTGAGGAACAATGCGCCATTGGCGACAGAGTCAGCTGCACTGATCGGGACGGTGAGTGTTGCGTAGGCATCCGCGTCAGACGGAGAGCCCACGTCCAGGGTGGCTGCCGCGGCGGTGACACCGGTGGTCACTGCAGCGGACAAGCCCACGATACGCCCCTGCCGTCCAGCCGGACCAGCAATGCTGGCCAGGACAGCAGCTGACGTGAGGTCAGCCGCCTGGAGGGAGTGCGTGCTCATGATGGGTCTGTCATAGGTGTTCATGTGATTCTCCCTTATGACTCGTCGCTATCCCACTTGAGGATGCGAATTTGTGCCTTCGCCTCATCAGTAGTGGTGTTGCCGTGGGTGATCTTGAACGCGCCCAGGTAGTACCATGCGATACCACGTGAACGCCCGTAGTCGTCCGGGATCTTGCCGCGCAGCTCCTCGGGGATGACGATGGCCTCAGTGACCGTGTCAGCGCCGAAGAAGTAAGCAGCATCCGACAGACCGTTGCTCCAACCTTCGCTGGCGATGTTGGTCTGCGGAACGAAGCGGACGCCCTCGTACCGACCGCGCTCACCATTGACGATGCGCTTGTAGCCCTCGTCGACGTACTTGTATACGTCCTCCAGGTCGTCCATGACGGGCCGGAGAGTGGTCGGGCGCATGACTGACATGTAGTCCTCACCATCGAAGGTGGGGATGTTGCGCTCTTCCATCTCGTCGCGGAACGTCTTGACGTGCTCCTTGGACATGGCGATGTTGTTGGTCGCACTAGGGGTGCCGTTGTCGGTGATCGTGAGAGCACCGGATGCCCCGCCCACGGCGCGCAGTGGCGTTGCGTCGAACTGCGCGTGCGCAATGCGATCGAACGTCTTGTTCGCGTCGTTCTTCAGGGTCTTGTTGATCACGTCGGGCACGTTGTGCTCGGACATGGTCTCGTACTTCAGCGAGTGCGGGATGGAGATACCGTGCTCGGTAACCGTGACCTCGCCCTGGAACACAGGGTAGCTGGTCGTCGGCATGTTCTCCGTTTCCTGCAGCTCACGAGTCGGGTTGTTCTCGTCCTGAATCGTGTCGCCGTAGATCGTCCACGTAAATTTTTCACCGACATTGCTGCCGATGGCCTCTTCCACGTCGCAGAACTGACGATATCGAGTCAGAGGCTGCAGCGCGGTGCGCCAGTTGTCGGACAGGATGTCCGAGGCCATGAAGCCCTGGCCGGTATTAATCCAGAGTTGAGACATTGCTCAATCCTCCTTGAGGGGTTAGTTGACTGCCCTCGCCGCTCTCATGCGTGCAATCTTGCCCTCGGGTGAGTTGTCCACCTTGGGCCTCTCCTCCACAGGAGCGCGCGCACTGTTGCTGCGAGGTACTGATGAGAGGTGCTGCTTTCTGTTCAGCCTCTCCCGTGCCGTGTCATCCCCCGCGGTCTTCTTCTTGGCCAAGCCCAGCTCTTCCGCAGCGCGGCGGCCGGCTTCCATGAACATGTCTGCGGGTGAGTATTCAGGATGTTCTGCCTGAACCTCTTTCAGGTGGATGTCTGCGTAGGCCAAACGCTTTTCGTGGCTGGCTATCTCGGAGTATTCCTCCTGGAACGCCGCCCAGCCCTTTTGGACATCCTTTTCTTGCTGCTCTTGCTCGATGTCGTCACGGACCTGGCGAGAGATGCTGGACCTGAGGTCGTCGATGTTCGGGGTAGACGATTGTCGCCCCGCTCTCGCGATCTCGCGCAGCTTCTCTTTCGCCTTGTCTGTGTCGCCGGCATACACAGCTTCGTGGTACTCGGAAAGTGCAGCCTCGAAAGCCTCATCATCAGCGCCCGAAGGTGGCTGGTGCTGCTCCCGAAGACCGCGATCCCTTCGCTCGAGTTCCTGCTCCAGCTGGCGCTCCTTCTCGTTGGCCCGCCGGAGTTTTTCGTCGCCGGCGAGATCCTTCGCCAGCTGTTCGTCGTATTGTTTCTCGGTCAGCTCGACCACACGGCCGTTGACCTTCAGCTTTTTGACCAGCTGCCCCTGGTCGTTCAGGTCCCAGCCAGGCCGCGGTGACGGTCTTTGCGCCTGCTCTCCCTGGCCTTGCGCCGACGCCTTATGGCCTTGCGCCGCTGCGGGGTCATCGTCGTCACCACCCTTATGCTCATGCTCTTCGAGGGCCTGGCGCTCGCTGTCCTTGACCGCAGCGCTGTCTGTGCGGATGGCCTCGAGCTTGGCGTCGTACTCCTCCTCGGTGATGTCAGGGTCATTCATCAGGGCGGCAGACTTGCGATTTCTTTCGCGCTCCTGGCGCGCCGAATCTGACAGCTCAGCCATGCGGCGCTCCCGGCGAGACACCGGGTCATTCAGTACGGGCTTCGGTGCCTCTTGCTGCTCACCGCCCTGCTCTCCACCCTGGTTGGTGGTGTCGGTGGTCTGGTCGTCCT